AAAGTGGTTATGTAATTTAAATTTATCTCTTCCTCTTTCGTTGGATATGTACTTGTACATGCTAAAATGTATTCAACATTATCAAGAATGTTAACGGCTGCATGCACCTCTTCATCGGTACACATTCCTACTGATAATATAACTGGTTTGCCAGAGTTGTTTAATGCCTCAAGAAACCCTTTATCAGTAGCCATAGCTGAAGCTACTTTATGATATTTAACATCTAAATGTTCCTCTATTAATTCAAGGCTAACCATATCCCAACAAGAAACTATAAAATCAAGTCCTTTACTTTCAGTATAAGATTCCAATTCTTTATATTCTTCTATACTAAGCTCTATGCCTTCTTTTTGTTGTCTTGTTATTGTTCCAAAAGGTGATTCTCTTGGTGTATCCAATTCTTCCTTTGAATATACCGAATCTATATCCCTTTTTTGAAACTTTACAGCATCACATCCGCAATTATGTGCTAAATCAATTAACTCTTTTGCTAATTGAACATCACCATTGTGATTAATTCCTATTTCTGCAATTACATATACTTTATTCATATTAACTCCTGTAGTTATAGATTCCCATTTTCAAAAATACCATACCAAGTATTATGATTTAAATTTAAAATATCAACACCTATGTTTTTGGCACCTTCATTAATTATTCTAAAATCCCTCATGACAAACTTTCGTTTACTACCCCCTATCCAGTCATTAAGGTTGGGATTAAAATTATGAGTTAATGAAATACCATCTTTTAATTTGCCGTAAACACCACCCTTACTATTATAAGTCAAATCCATCCCATTTACATAAATTGGATTACACCCCATCAGCACAGCAAAATTAAACATAAAAACAGCTGCTGTACCAGTATTGGAGCTAACCAACTCTGAATGGTTTGTATATTTTTTGAATTCTTCTTGAATAGTCAACCTACCTCTTCTTTCACAACAATTTTTAAAAAAAGTAAAATTTTTTGATCCTATATACCACTTCACCTCATCATAATTCTCAGCACAAGTTTTTCCATTAAAATGTCTATTATCAAATGGTAAATACGGTGAATTTAAAACTATTTCTGCGGTTTCTAAAGATGTTCTATCCACAGTATCACAATTTAAAAGTGGTATCCTACCTTCAGTCCATTTGTTAAAATAATCAAAATCCTTTTCTATAACATACCCACCATTAGATCCAGTATGTGCTCTTACCCAATAATCTGGTCTTGGATGTTTTTCAAATGCCCACCATTCGTTTATTCCAAAAACCACAACTTTGTCTTTTTGATGTAAGTCATTTATTTTATCTATATTCTCATCTCCACTTGGACCGTGACAGGATATTATTGCTGGTTTACCTTTATGTAAATCTATGATATCGGATATTGTCATTAATTTAAACATTATTTTTTTCTCTGATCTTTATGCACACCCATATTCTTAAAATGTGTGCAATTTCTAACATCTTCTTTTATCCAATTAAATTTAAAATTCTGTTTCCACGCCACATAATTAAAACTCATTTGATCTAAGTGACTATGATATTTCATTTCTTCCCACCACATTTCACCAACTTTGATAACATCAGATTCATTATGTCTACGAACTAAAACCATAGCACTTAATAAACCAATCTCAGCAGGAAACCCTTCATTCTGATATTTTATACATTGTTTTTTTATTAACTCAGGATCATCTTTAAATGCTTTAATTCCTTTAGTTGGATCTAACTTCAAATTTCTCTGACCAAACCAAAAAATTCTATTGGCTTCTTCATAAATACAATTCCAAGGATCCAATACACAAGACATCTTATCATATACTGCCATATTATATTGTTTAAGATAGTCATCTACTAATGTGTTTACATCTCCACGACAAGTTGCATTTCCATCAACCCAAATACTATATTCATAATCTGATAAAAAACGGTGAGGTAAAGCTTTATACTTTCTAGCATTCCTGACCGATGGGTTTTTTAATCCGTAATTATAATAATAAGGTATACAATACCTAACATCCCAAACATCAGATTTTAAATTTTTATTATCGGTAAAACATACAAAATCTACATTTTTTGGTCTGACTAATGGTTCATATAAATCATCATAGTCACCAAAAATTGCAGTATAAACTACTATGTTTTTCATAAATACTCCACCCCATCGATAAAATTCATACCAAGTGGATATTGTCGAACTGACTCATAAGATTTACTATATCTCATTATCAAATGATTTGTTCCACATTGATTTGAAATATTAACTTTGGCTTTAGATTTTATATAAAGTTGTAATCTCAAATCAATATTTCTCATATCCAACACTCCATTTAAAAAATAAAATTCGGTTTTTCTCAAAGGTTGGCGTGTCCAATAAAAATAAGGCAAAGGATTTTCTTTTAAAACTTTGGTCATCACTTTTTTATCTTTTTCAAAACTTTCTTGATGATACTTACCCATCTGAGTTCCAAATCGTTCAGAAACCAATAAACAACCGAAATCTTCACCTTTGGTTCTGTCTTTTATTATTGCGTTACCGAGTGTCTCTTCTTCCGCTGACCAATACATTTCTGGTTGGTAATCATCCATTTCCTCATCTGTAAATTGCCAAAACTTTAACATTTGTTTCAACAACGGATTGTCTTTTTTAGTCTTATCGTAAATTCTATAATGGTCGTGAAATACTTCACCATCTATCTCATCAACAAAATCATCTACATATGGATTATTTTTAAACACCACATCACAATTGTTATGAATCTTTCCAAACAACTGATTAATTAATTTTTTTGTAGGAACAACTACCTTACATTTTGGATACTTTTGTTTAAGTAAACGAGGCATGGCTGATATTATTCCCCAATCACCAATTCCGTGAGCAGTTCTCATAACCATAAACTCTTGTTTATCTAAATACTCATCAGGTATTCTCAATCCTTCTGATTCTTCAAATCCAAGTTCATTTGTTTCTTCGATAGGATATAGTTTATTATCTACTATTCTCCAAAAAATCATTTTACTACACCACTTATTTCTTCATTATAAAACTTATTCTGTTCTACCTGCCTTTCTATCGTTTTGGGATGAATGATAGAATACTTTTGTTCTACTGGCAAGTGAGCATAAGTCTGAAAACCTACTATTTGCTCATGTACAGGTTTCTCCCAACGAATATTTGGTCGGTTACGAAAAATACGACCTTGCCAATCAGGATAGTTTATCCATCCTTTTTCATTTACTTGATACCCATACATTCTACAATGTTCTTCTGTTATTCCCTCTACAGTATTTATTCTTGGAACATAAATCAAATCAACCTCGTTACCCTCAAGTATGTCGTGTATGTCTTTCATAAACCAATGAGATACCATTTCATCTGCATCTAAGTTAAAACTGTAATCACCATTACACATATTCTTAAGATAGTTCTTTTGACTAGCAAAGTCATGTAATAGATTTCGTTGGTCTAATACAATACCCTCTGCTGAAGAATAATAATCCAAAATAGCTTTAGTCTTTTCCTCAGTAGAATAGTCATCTAATACAACAATCTCATCTTGTGGTTGTTTAAATTTTACTAAAAATTCTAATAACTTTTCAAGAGTGTCGGTTTCATTATGAACCAACATCGAATAACTAATTTTCATCTTATAAATTCTGTGTTTATTTGTGTAACTTTTAGTGATGTCAACTTAGTAAACTTATAAGATCGGTATGCTTCTTTAAAGTATTTATCAGCTGATATGATATCACTATAAAACCTCTTAGTAGACATAGCAGACCTTTTCTTTGGATTAGAAATTTGTATTCGAAAATACTTTTCTTTTAAAACAATTATATCTTCTGCTTCGTCTACTTTTGTCTTTTTAAAATCTGTAACTTGGAATAGTTTTTTTAACTTTGTTGGATTAAGATAATTAAGATTTAACCCCTCTAAATTATTAGTCTTTTGATTTGTATTTAGAAAAAGTAAGATAGGACGAGGATCCATAACACCAGTTTCCGAATAATTAAATGTAATTATCATACCAGGTAGTAACCTACGAGGTGGGACTGTTTGAAAGGATTTAATTATTCGTCTGTTGTTGTATCGTCTCGCCAATTAATTTCTCCAATTTTTCTACCATTTTAAAAGCATCCGAAAATGTAGGCATCACTACTTCCGTAGAAGGATCTGCTTGGGCGTAAACTCTCCACTTTAAACCCCCATCTACTGATGGGACAACCATATAATTTTCTGTTGTGAATACGGATGGTGCCCAATACCTACCCTTACTTGTCTCTACACACACTTCCTTAAAGTCATTAGGAAATGGTTTTATGTGGGTTTTCATAGTTTTGTTAGAAGCATAACCACAAGCCAAACATTGCATATTCTGTTCGTCATCACCTAATAAAACCATTGACTCCATTATCTCACCACCAGAAACAGTACACTCTTTTGTGTTATTTGGGCATTTTACTTTTAGTGTCATATCATCCATTATGTCACCTTCTTTAGTTTAGGTAATTTTATCTTTGCTGGTTGTGATGAGTCACCACCTACTTTTTTAAGTTTTGGTAAGTTCAAACTGACGGCTTGTGGTACTTCTTTTAACACATCATTAATAATACCATTAAATTTATCAGCCATAGCTTTCAGAGAAAATTGTCTTCTGTTTCTTTTTCCTAAACGACTTGCTTTCTTTTGTATTAATTTTCTTTTCTTATGAAAAGTTCTAATCTTTCTAACCACATCGGCTTCATTTACATTAAACCACTTTGACGGTTCTACAATAATTGGTTTCCAAAGAGCAGACTTAGGGACTTCTTTTAGAAATCCATCCATCAACATAGATTCCGAATCTGTTAGGAAGTCTAAGTGACCACTCCACTTGGTAGCAATCACAGGTAAGTCACAACAACTAGCTTCTAACATTGGTCGTCCAAAACCTTCACCATGAGTACAAGTAATAAAAGCACCAATCTTTGGATGGTTGTAAAGTGTTGACATTTCTTCGATAGTAAAATCACCATGTATTAAATAAATATTTGGTAAGTCGACTCCTGCAAACATATCTTTTACTTCTTGTATTTTCTTTTTAGTCCCTTCTCTGTCAAGAAGACTAAAGTTGGGACCATTAGTTTTAAGAACAAGTGCTGGTGGATTAGTAATATTAGCAAACGCTTTCAAAAATGATTTTATTAAGACTCCTATATTTTTTCTGTCTTCACCAAAACCACCTTTACCCCATTGCCCTACATGAAGATAAGCAAAGTCTTCTTTAATAAGTTTATTTAACTCATCATATACATCTTTTTCTAATTCATGTTTTTGTTTTGGACAATACACATTTGTATCAACACCCTCAAACAATACTGATATAGGTTTTTCATTTTTAACTTCACCAGCTTTTTGTTTTTGACCATTAGGTAAGTCTTGCATCTTATCATATGTACAACGATTAAAAGTATCTGCTGTAAATTTAGATGGAACTATATTGAAGTTCATACGATTCATACCATCTAAAAACTCAGGTGATACTACATCTGTTTCTACTCCAGCAGTTATACCAATATTAACCTTTGCACCAGTAGCAAACTCATTTGGTATTCTGATATCGATGAGAACATCCGGTTGACCTTGTACTTGGTCTTGATTTATAAAGGTGTCTAATAACTTTTTATGTCTTGGAACTTCTGGTCTTAAGTGATTTCGTGGTGTATTTCCCCATTTAACATCAATACATTTAATGTCCAAATCTTCTCTATCCATTATAGAATAATAAATTGAACGAGCATGGTCACCATAACCACTACGAGTATTAAAAGGTGCTATCATTAACACATTTTGTTTCATACTGCCTCCATATGATATTTAGGTTGTGGTTTCCAATTATCAAAAGCACCATTCATAGAACTAATAAACTCTTGTCCCATAGCTTTTGAAGTCATGAGATTTTCTTTACAAAACTCAGTTCCTAACGAACCGAGTCTTTTTCTCTCTTCTCTACCCAAGTCATATACTTTTTTCAACTGAACAGCAGCATCTTCTGGCTGACATCTATCATCAAAAATATAAGGTGTCATAGGCGATCCTTGTAATGAACGATTCGTTGGATAAACAGGAAATACCCATTCACCATGTTCAGTATAAGTACACTCATGATTAGAACCCAACTCTATATAATCACCAGGTGTTAGTAACTCACCATCTTTTTTAAAACCACATTGGTCTTGTAATCCACCTGTAACATTTACAATGATTGGTGTTCCAACGGTCATAGCTTCACAACTACCTAAACCAAAACCTTCATTACTAGCAAGGTTAATATAGACATCAGATGAGTTAAATAATAGATTCATTTGCTCATCATTAAAAGGTTTATTTTCTAAACCATATGTAAAACAAATGTCATAATCTGGACATAAATGTTTATGAACTCTCGGTAAATCAGTTCCATTGTCATCAACTGGTTGAGTATGAAATATCAACACACATTCATCTCTTTGTTCGGGTGTTAATCCATCCATAAAATATTTGTAAGCCAATATAACATCACCTGGCATTTTTCTACGAATGTTTCTATTACTATAAAGTATCTTAAAAGTCTTATCAGACAAACTATGTTTAGCATCAAAATCTAATAGTGAAGTATTATCATCTTCTACCTTGTGAAATCTTCTATTTGATATACCATGTGGTACATAAGTTATTTGCCAGTCTTGATACTCTGGCAATAGTCTTTTATTTATACCATATGTCTGTTTAGATATTGCCATCAATAAATCTGAACTTCTATAGTAGTTTCTGTTGTATTGTGGATCTGGTAAGTCATCCCAAATGTTATAGTAAAATATTGGAATCTCTCTACGGATTTCTGCTTCCATATTATAAAACCAAATCCAAAATCTAGGATCTGTATAATGAAGTATAGCATCTGGTTTTTCTATTTCCATAACTTGTCTAAGTATATCTTCATTACCATACCCACTAACTGGATATATTTTTAAATATCCATCTTTAATCCCAAAGTCTTTTTCAAGACCTTGAGACATATCAATAATCTTACCCTCTTCAGGATGTTTGATAGCTCCACCAAGTTGAACCCAATCATATTGGTGTAGTGTCTCAAATACAATGTCTTTAGATACAGTAGCTACTCCACTATGCATTCTCAAGTCATCAGACATTAATAATATTTTTTTCTTAGCCATTTATTAACTTCCTCACATCGTCCCCTTGATAATCATTGGGAAAGTATTTATTTAAAACACTTAATTTATCATCATATTCAGCGATAATTTCTAACTCTTTTTCTATAGTTTCCATTATATCAGCATGTTCTGCTACACCAACAGAATTATGTAAAAGGTTCTCAACATTTATACGGTGTTTTTCTATATGTGCCTCGAAGTGCATTTTACTTGCTTTTATTAATTCTTCTCTCATTAGAATTGACTCCCACTTGTATGAAGTCTATCATAAGTCTCTATTTGTTCTTGTATAACATTATCATGTATATACTGATGGATAGAGCGATTAACTAACTTCTGTAAATTCATTGAAGAGTTAACAGTCTTAAACTTAAAATCTTCATATAGGGATTTGAGAATCTTAACAGATGTCAACTTTGTTAAAGTATTTTTTTTCATAACCCATTCCTTGTTGTTATAACTTGTATATATAAATATATAGTTTTAATTAATAACAAGAGTTTTTTTTCCAAACTTTTTAGCATAATTTATGGTATTCATTGAACCACTAGCATCATCTCCTCTTGGAATAAAAGCAACTACATATTCTGAGTGAATAGCAATTTGTTTGTTACGAGCAAAGAAATGCTTTACACTATATGGTTTTCCATAGTTTCTTTCGTGAAGTGGACAATATAAATTATGAGCTTGATGTGCTGGTGGATATTCTTCATATTGTAAACCTAATTCAAGAGCATATTTTTTAGCGTAATAATCAGCTCCTTGTTTACACCCACCACTAACTATTATAGTATCATTACCTTTATCATTTTTTAACTTAAAGATAAACTCTTTTATTTTATTTCGGTTCTCGTATTTACGACTACCTACTATTCCTACCTTTAAAGGATTTTCCCCCATTTACAATTCTCCGTATCATAAAATTCACAAAATTTACAGGCTTTACCTGGTTTTGCCGAATAATTTCTTTCTAATAAATAATTTCCACTATCATCAAAAACTTCAGTTCTAAATTCTTCAAACTTCTTCATTGTCTTGTTGATACTTGGAACTCCATTTGCTGGTTCAAACTTTTGTAATCGTGTAATAGGAAAGTCAGGATTCTTTGCTATTTTTCTTTTCAGTATTAAAAAGTAGACATCAATCTTATCCAATGGGACATCAAACAATTCAGAATAAAACTTTTTGTAAATTAACAACTGAGACTTCTTGTTGAAATCTTTTTTTTGAAAATCTGTCCAACCACGAGTAGCAGTTTTAAGGTCTATGATAACTACTCTGCCAGATATTTTATTTCTTAGTACAACATCTAAATATCCCATCACATCAACACCTTCTTGAACACCCTTGACGATTGGAACTTCTACCCCAACTAACTCCCAATTCTGTTTCATAAAGTATTTGTTACGATACTTTCTGAAGTGTTCTAATATAGCGATACCATCTTGATAAAACTCCATCATCTCTTCTTGTGTACAAGGTAAAACACCTTTACCTTCTTTTATCTTTGTAAACTCTGTAACCATCTCTTCTTTTAATCGAGACTCCATATTAAGTTTATCAGCAGCAACAATAGATTTATTATACATTACCGATAGATATTCTTGTATTACGGTATGCATAGCAGTTCCAAAAAGAGTGTGTATGTTACCTACAAAAGTTCCTAACTTATCTATATAACGAAGTTTCCATTTAAGGTTACAATCACTATAAGTAGTAAACTGACTATGTGAAACATGTGCCATTATATTATCTCGTCAATCATTCCATATTCTAAACAAGTTTTAGCATCCCACATTAAATCGTGTTTTAGAATCTCATTAAGTTTTTTCATCGGTATCTTTGTGTATTCCTTATAAACATTTTTGATGTTCTTCATCATTAAATCTAAGTTTTGTTTTTCATCTTCAAAGTTTGAATATGTTCCCCAAAATGTTGTAGATAACTGATGAACCAACATATAAGAGTTTCTACTCATAAATCTATGATTACCCACAACTGTCATAAATGTAGCGGCACTAGCTGAAAAACCGTCCACATAAGTCCACACAGGAACTTGACTACGAATAATCGTATCCATAGAAGAAATACCACTTACGATAGTCCCACCGCCAGAATTAATAAAAAGTTTAATTGGTGGTGGTTCTATAGTAAGACTATTAGATAAAGTTATAGCTTTAGCTTCTAACTCACTTATCTTCTTATTTAATTCACTACAAGCATTTCGATTTACACCAGAGTAAAAGTATATTTTATTATCTTGAACAGATATGTGTTTTTCTGCAACTTCACTACCAGCTTTTCTTGGTCTTTGTTTTTGTTTCTCACCCCAATGTCTTTCCACTATTCACCCCACTTTCCGTTTTTGACTATAGTAGCCATGATTCCATAATTACTAACATCCAAATAGGCATCCTCTAAAGGCTCACCTTGAACTGCATTATCTCTACCACTCATTAACAAAGTTTTAAGTCTTTGTATCTTATCATTCATCCTAAACCATAAACCAGTTAATGATAAATGTACCTCTTCTGGTGTTATCAGTTGAGTACCAACTGAAATATTACCAGGACCATAATCATGTTGTTTCCTACAAAATAATTCATATTGTTCTCTTTGTAATCTTTTAAACTCTTTGGTCATAACAGGCCATTCCTTTTCCATTTGTTCTACAACTGGATGGATGTCCACATCAACTTCAAGTTCTGTTTCTTTTATTTTCATATTACACCTTTATTACATTTGTTAATTGTATTAAAATAATTGATATTGCCAACAATAAACTAATTATTGTTTTCAAAGTTGGTATTTCCCCTATCAAAGACCAAGTTAATAAACCAAAGATAAATGTACTTATACCAAATCCAGCTAATCTCATATTCCAAAAAGCACCAAAGTGTTCATAAGACCATTTTGTACTATAAAAGAACAATGGTGCGATAATTAAACTTGTAGCATAAACCCACCACATTGATTTTAATATTTTTACATCCGGCCATACATAATGTGCTTGTAATTGAAAAAATGCAAGTATACTTGCTATAAAATTGGCTAAACAAGCCATCAATAACTTACTCATTTTACACCCATTTTCTTTATTTCTTTTTCTGTCTTACCATACTTTGTAAGTAAAGATTTTAACTCATCAGTAGTCATTAAGTTGTAGTATTCACCAGCTTGTATCTTGCTAACCTCAAAATATTCTTGAATAAAAGGAACAACCTTTTCGTTGACCTTTGTTTTTTTACCACTAAGATATCTTAGATAAGTTTTCTTATTTGGAAGTAGGGAACAATAGAACTTATAAACAGCAGATAATGGCATTACCTCAATTGTTAATCTTTGAAAATGATTTACAATAGGTAGAAAATCATTATTCATACTTAAATAACGATTTACCATAAACGGACTAAACTTTTTTTGTTCCTCTTCCGAAAAACTATCCCAAGGTCTTTTCTTAACGAATAGTTCATCTATCCACTTAAATAAGTTCATCCAACTCCCCACCCATAGGCAGTAACTCTCCACAATTTCCACAATTAAAAACTTGAACTGGAGCAATAACCTCTTGACCTGTAGGTGAAACTATTGCTGAAATTCTCTTTATTATATACCCTTGTATGAAAATTGGATTCTCACACTTCTGACATTTCATTGTGTCCGCATCACTCAAATCAACTTTTACTTGTTGTTTTGGTAATGGTTTCATTGGTTTTGTACTCATTGTAGTCTCCTAAGTATGTTAGAGATGGTAGCCATAAAGTTTATCTCTTTATCTACGACCAACACATCTTGATAAGAACCATTCGATATATCAACGATAATCTCTGGTAACTTCTCCACAGAAATATTCTCTACCTCATCATATAGGAAACGATACAGCTCTGTATAATCCGTAAAGTTACTATCAGCTACAAACTTACGAATGGTTCTTAAATCAACACCTTGTTTTATCATATCCAAGAATTGAAGTTTGAACTCGTTATGTAACATCCCATCTTTGTCTATCTTTAACTGACCATCAATTGCCTGTCTCTGTAAGTCATTGATAACCTTTCTCAAGTCAGGATAACCAGCAGTTACCACAAGAGCCAAGTCATCCAAATCAAAAGAGATATTCTCTTCCTCTAAAATATACTTAGCGTGAACAGCGACATCTTTCTTTGATGGTGGAATAATCTTATAGGTCTGACATCTACTTTGTATCGGGTCAATAATCTTTTCAACATAATTACAAGTCAAGATAAACCGACAATGAGCAGAGAAAGTCTCCATAAGATTACGAAGAGCGGGTTGGGCTGAGTTAACATTAAGATAATCAGCCTCATCCAAGATTACGATTTTATTTGGTTTGAATCCAACAGAAGAAGCAAAGTTCTTTAGTTTGTCCCTAACCAAATCTATGTTTCGTTCATCCGAAGCGTTAATATAGAGATAGTCACATTCAATAGCGTTTACGATAATCTTGGCAAGGGTAGTTTTACCCCCACCCGCTCTACCATACAATAATAGGTGTGGAACATTCTGTTCTTCTATGAACCTCTCGACTTTCGTCTTTAGAGTTTCATTACCAACATAAGTGTCTAATGCTGATGGACGATATCGTTCCACCCATAATCCATGTGAACTCATACTATACCTGCTGTGATACTAAGTAATATTTAACATTGAAGTCGTCTATCTTAAACTCGATGTGAGCAAGACCACCTGAAGCAACTTGAAGAACTGCCTTTGAACATTCTTTGTTCGCATTTAGAACTTCTTTGAACAGATTAGCATTAAAGACGATTGGTTCAGTTAACCTTACCGCACCACTCTGAACTTTGATACTGATACGATTCGAGTTGATGTCACTAAAACCGATAACAAACTCTACACCACCATCTGCTGGTTGAATAGAAAAATGTTCTACATCGGATAAAGCACCTTTACCACGAATAAAAGAATTGATAAACTGAGAATCGATATTAATTAAAGTATCGAACTCAGGTACATTCTTTAGTTCTGGTACATCAGGAATAACACCAAGAGCAGCAAGTACATAACTTACAGATATCTTACCATCTGTAAATCCAAATGCAACAGCTTGTTCTTCATCTGTTGGTGCCTTAAGTAAATCAAAATCAATCTTATCAGCAAGAGTACCTAACATCTTAGAAAGAAGTGGTGTGTCATAAACACCTACCTCAAAGTTAGGAAGTGATTGTTTACTAAGTGATAATTCACCCAAAAGACTTTTATCTGGTGATATAAAACGAGTAGAAAGTGTTTCGCCGTTTGACTCCCACTTTACTGAATTTATACTACCACCAAGATTGTATTTTTGGATAAACGTATCTAACGTTATTTTATTCATTATTATTCTCCATATTATATTATAATTTACTAATTATTTTTGTAAATGTCAAGTTAAAAAAACTTTTCAATTGTATTTTTTTTCTCTACTGGCATATCCCAAGACATCGCATCATAAAACATCTTTATCTTTTTGTTTAATGCCTTATCAAACAACTTATCTCGGTCAACATACTGATTAATGAAATCTATAATTTGTTTGGGATCGTCATAACCTTTGTAAGCAATTCCATCGATATTAAAAGGATTCTGTTTTAGATAAACCCAACGAACCTTGTTTCCATTTGATATAGGTTCATGATTGTTAGTCTTGAAATGTTTAAGTAAGTCATTGTAAATAACAGAGGCTTTTGTATGAACTGGCGCACCCTTTCTCATCGGTGTAAACATTGTCTTACTCTTAAAACCACCTTTTGATTTATCCATGTATTTGTTTAAACCCTTTACACCAGTTGGAAGAGCAATCTTATCTAACTCCTCATTCTGTAGGTTATTCTTGAAGTTCAGAATAAACCCGTCTATCTTATCCTTTGGAACTTTAGCAAGTATAGCTTTTAAAACCTTAGTCATAAAGTCACGAAATGCTGGTGGGAATGAACTACGAACAATATCTAAACCTTTAACATCAAGTTTCTCTACTTCCAACCCACCATCGTTGATAATCCATTGACCATATCTCTTTTTGGTAACCCAAAAAGCAGATTTAGCAATCATCTCTTGTTTAATCTCAAAACGATGGTCACCTCTAATATTTAAGAATTTACTACTGAAGTAATTATAAGATTTATTAATGTAATCTTGAACCTCACCAGCAATCTCAAGAATCTGTTCGGTCATGAACTTATCATCTTTAACATCAGCGTTTGGATGTCTGTTTTTAACAAGTGGAAGAGCAGAGTAGAAAACCGAGTCTGTATCTGTGTAAATACAATAATCTTCTTTCGTCTTCAATATGTTGTTGTAGTAATTATTAGCAATCTTTTCTGTAAACTGAATCAATTTCTGACCTGTCGTTGTCGTACCTTCAGCGTTGTCAATATCATAAAACCGAAATACCGTCAAACCCAAAACTCCGTACAAACTATTTAGAAGAATCTTCTGTACCAATTGTCGTCTGTCAAAATAACCATGTA